CTGGGCTTTTAGTGAGTCGATTTCATCATCCAGCTTATCCTCAACACCTTCTTGGTCTTTAATTAGGGTTAAAATTTGTCTTTGAGATACCTTGCATGCCCAGTCGTACCCAGCGCTATAAGCCTTTTTTTCCACTTCCGACATTGATTTGAATAGCTCGCACTGTTCTCTATATTTTTTTGTGTGCTGCGCTAAATTTGGATTTTTAAGGCTTTCAATTTCAGCTTTAATTTGTTCAATTTCACTCTGACGAGCATTCCAGCCCTGATAAGCTATCTGCACTGGCAACACCCGATAAACATCACCATCCTTATCAAAGAGCCTATCACCATGAATGAACCGCATGTTTGTGTAGAAGTCTTGACCCTTAAACCATTTTTCGAAATCTCCCATCACCCTTCCTCCCCACGCTGTCCGCACTTAATACAGTCCCGTACCGAACCATCTACTGTTGCATCAACCCAGCAGTGCTCACACTTCCGGCGCTCAGCTTCGAGAATTGCATCTGGTACGCCTCGGTTGAGTTTGTTGAGTTCGGTTTGCATGGCTTGAGCATATTCCACAGCCCAAGCAACAATTTCCTTATCATCCACATCGTGATAGCGCGGCATACTCATGTGCAGCAAGGCATACTCATGCGCCATATCCTCAATTGACTTCATGGCATGCCTCCACGTCTGCGATGGCTTGTTCAGCCTTCTCAATTTGAATGAGAACAAGTGGCTTGTTGCAATGAAAATAAGTCGCAAGACTGAGTTTGCTCTTTGTCTCTTTTACCCATGCTTTTAGAGAGTTTAAACCGCCACACCTCTCAACTAGCTCATGACTCTCAACAATGCGTTTTAGGTCATTAATATTTACGCAATGGTCGGCATAGTTCTCTGTGGTGTTTAATCCAAACTTCTTAACAAACTCAGTTGCTTTCATAATTCCCCCTAGGCTCACGTTGTCATGCTTAGTCATGCGGTGGCTCCAAATAGTTGTTTTGCGTAATCCGTTGCACGAAAGGTGGTTGTATTTATTTTTTCGAGATAACCAAGTCTCACTAGGTGATATAAATACCCCCTGATCACTGCCTGCTTCTCATCAAGTACCGCTTCTCTCACATCCAGCACCTTGAATGGCTCTGCATGAACAGCAAAGAGGAGAATGGCGAAGTATTTCTCGAACCACGAAATCCCGGAACCTTTTAGACCTAGCTTCATGCCGCACCTCCTTGACTACTGACCTTGATTTCAACAGTACAAATGGTGTCGTTGTGATTGCCACCATGGGCCACGGTTAATAGCTCGACAATCTGAAAACCTTTTGTTTTGCCAATACCATTAGAGTTCCAACCGAATGACAAAACTTTTCCACCTACTTTAGTGATGCGGGCAATTTCCTTTTTAAGATCTCCCCAGAATTTGGCCTGTGTGTCCTGGCTACTCACTGATAAGCCTAATTTTTTATAGCACTCTGAAACTTGTCTTGGGCTGTAAGGCGGATCAAATAAAACGAGGTCTACAGACTCATCCTCAAAAGTCTTTAAGAAACTCAAAGCATCAAGTGCAAAGTCCGTATCCATAGTCCAATCAATATCGTTGGTGACCTTTGCTATTCGTGAAGTATTTGCAAAAGGATCAATGCTCAATAATTCGCAGCTGTTATGTTTTTCAATTAGCTCTCTGATGGGCTTAATAGAAAATGTATTTTTATTTGGCATGGCCCATGCTCTGGAAAATTGACCCACCCAATCCACGGTTTTGTTGTCATGCTTATCCTTCACACCCCACCTCCCATACTCTCGTAATACTTCGCATCCAGCTCACAGAAAGATGCTCTTGCCAGATCTGTTGCCAAGTAAGTCGTTCCGGTTTCACCATCACGGCATTTGCCTACAATGATTTCCGCAACGCCTGGCTGTTTGGTGTCCTTGTTGTAGACCTCATCCCGGTAGATAAAGAGAATCACATCCGCATCCTGTTCAATCTGGCCCGATTCACGCAGATCACTATTCACAGGGCGCTTGTTTGGTCTGTTTTCCAATTGGCGGCTTAGCTGAGACAGGGCGACCACAACACAATCAAACTCCTTGGCAATCGCTTTCAGGCCCATTGAGATAGCGCCCACCTCAACAACCTTGTTATCTGACTTAACCGGGCTTTTCATGAGTTGGAGATAATCGACAAAAATTGCATCGATGCGACCATGCTTGAACTTAAGCTGACGGGCAGATTCACGAATATCGCTGAGTGATGCATTGGATTTGTCATTCACAGCGAGCTTTGCGGTTTTTAACGCTTCACTCGCTTGCATGAACAACGGCCAGTCATCCTGTTCAATGTGCTTGGCTTTAATTTTCCTTAACGGGATACCGCTCAGGCCACTGGTAAGACGCTTGGAGATTTCTTCATCTGTCATTTCACAAGACATGAACAGAACGGAAAGATCCTGATTCACTGCCATGTCTGCCATGATGTTCTGAATGAAAGTGGTTTTACCCATTGAAGGACGGGCACCAATGATGATCAGATTGCCGCGCTCTAAAGTGCCGATCTTGTTATCCAGGGCGATAAAGCCGGTGCGAATACCCGTCTCGATATATTGGCCCTTAGCACGCGCTTCCATGGTTTCTGCAATATCAACATAGAGATTACCGACCAGCTCAAATGCACTTCGCAGATTTCCTGAGTCATCAGTATGATTCACATCAGCCAGAAGGTTCTGAGCCTTGGTCATGAGGTCATCAACACTGGTCGTGAAATCCATTGCCATGCCCTGCATGAGTCGGGCTACATCTGCATAAGCTCTGCGTACAGATAGGCGTTTCAGTTTATCGAGATGCTCTTCCAAGGTGCTAATCACAACAGGTGCACCCATCAGCTCCTGAAGATACTCTTCAGGTACTTGCTGGCGGTCTTCAATACGCTTGTTGATTTCATCCTGGACTAACAGCACATCGATATTTTCACCACGATCATGGATTGCCTTGATTGCAGTGAAGATGACCTGGTGACGTTGAGCAAAGAACCATTCGGTCTTAGCCTTCTCAATGAGCTGGTCTATGCCGTCTGACAAGGTCATGAATGAACATAGAACGCCTTGTTCTGTTGCTATTGAATACAGCTTATCCATTGTTCACCCCCTTGTATGATTTACGGATCATTGGAGGTGGAGTAACAGTGGTTTGCTGTTCAGGCTGAACTGGTGCTTTTAATTGCTTAATTGCCCCCTGGATAGATTCATCATTCCAGCATTCTTGGTTTAACCAGGTAGAAGGGTTCTTCTTAAAACGGTTCTGAGCTTCACAAACTTGAATGTAAGCCTTGTAAGCAATGATCAGGTCATCAACAGAAATACTTTTCACAGCTTTCTTGAATGCTAGTGCTGCTGGTTTCTTACCATCTTTACTTGGTACTGTTGCCCAGAATTTTTCAAACATATCTGTATAGATATTCTGTTTGTTTTCTTCTGTAGTATTCTTCTGTAAAGATTGTCCCACTTTGACCCTATCGATTGGGTCAGTATGATCTAATCGATTGGTGCAATCTGAACCATTCGATTGGTTCAATTTGAGCTGATCTGGTACATAAGGGTTTGAGCTGTATTTTTGCTCTATATTTGAAAGTTGGTCATAGTTTATGGTGTAGTAATTTGTCTTGTTCCAGCGATTATTATGAAGCTGGGCAATTGTAATCAAATTCATTTCAGTGAGCTTTTTAATAATACGCTTTACAGTGCTTATGGACACAGTGCCACGCATCATTTCCACGCATTGCTCCTGCGTGTTATATACCCATGACTTGCCATCAAATTGATGATGAGAAACACCTAGCCAAAAGTGAAGCTGCTGTAAAAATGCAGCGGCTTCATAAGAACCAAGCTCAATAACAAGCGTTGGAGAAATGAGTAAGGGATTTTCATTAATTAGCAGTCTACTCATGTCGGCCTCCCCGGATTCGGGCCAAGGCTGCGAGCACAGTGCTTGGGGTAACTCGAACAGATTCGACATAAGCTTTACACTTTGGACAGTTGATCGGGTCAACACACTCAGAAGAGTGATAACTATTTGCCCGGTCTATGTTGTGTGATATATTTAGTTTTACGTTCATTTTGATTCCCATTAATCTGAACTTGACCGCTCTTCTGTTCGCGCAGAAAAGCGGTTTTTTAATATCCGAGCTGTGATTTATTCAAAGACACTTCTTCATGAAATAAGTCATCTACTGTTTCAAAACGGTTGATGTAGCATTTCGACAGATGCAGCATTGAAGCGGCTGTATCCTTATCAATACTTTCGTAAGACATCGGGACTACCTTTAAATTCAATACATCCAAGAGAGCGCAAAATTGCTCAATGTCTGTCAATCCATTGTTTTTCTTATCACTTTTCATTCTTGATAAGGTACTTGGGTCAATATTCAGTGCTTTTGCTAAAGCCTGATTATTGCGACTTACAAGAGCATGCAAGACGCGAGAAACGCTATTGCGTGCACTTGGCGACATAATTTCAGATACTTGGTTCATAGGTTTTCCTTAAGCGGTTAATGCTTGTAGATCGGCTTTTAACTTGCCTTTGGTTAAAACTTCGAAAGTGGCCTGTGTTCGTGGAGGGATGCCGTTTTTTTCCCATTTCCATAAGGTGACTTCCGAAAATCCTGTCTTGCTAGAGAGATCTCTACGGGTTTTGCATCCGTAATGACTCATTAAGTCTTGGGTTTTCATGGTTTGAGCCTTCTTAACTGAAGTTTATTAACCAAAGTTATCACATGTTAACCACTGTTTCAATCATTTGTATTAACATGAGTTAATATTTTGGGGTTTTTGATAATGTCTCTTCACACTCGAATACAACAGAAACTAAATGAGATGGGTTTAAAGCCTGCGGATTTAGCACGAGCTACTGGTAAATCACCTGTTGCTGTGGGTAAATGGATTCATGGAGATAGTGTTCCTAAAGCGGAAACACTTAAGACTATTGCAGCCTTTTTAAAAGTCACTGATGATTGGCTTCTTACTGGTAAAGACAATGGAGTGGTAAATTTTCCGACTCAGAAAAAGGAAGAATTAAAAGAAGAATACGGAAATGTAAAACCATCAAAAAGGATATTAAGGAAGATACCTGTGTTAGATTTTGTACAAGCTGGACTTTGGCGGGAGGTTGCATATGATGGCATGCACCCAAAAGATGAAACCTATACTACTTATGAAGGTATCGACCCTAAAGCGGTGTTTTCATTAGAAGTAGATGGCATGAGTATGGCTCCTGATTACTTACCAGGTGATGAAATTGTTGTAGATGCTGCAAGAGCGCCAATGCCAGGATCGCTGGTAATCGCTCAAGAGATTCAACATGGAGTGGCATTAACTACTTTTAAAAAATACCGTGTAATTGGCGTAAATGAGCATGGCGTAGATATTATTGAGCTAGTGCCTTTAAATCCTGATTTCCCTACTTACAACTCAATGCAAATTGAAATATCTATCATTGGAGTTGTAGTGCAACATCATAGAGACCTTAAATACTAATCCCCTTTATTTCTCCAGCCCGCCTAGTGCGGGTTTTCTTTTGCCTATTAAAAAGTAGTTAACAAGACTAGTTCATAATTTATTAACTGTAGTTAAAATATCTGTTGACTAATATCTTAACCAAAGTTAATATTATTTCACCAAGACAACAAAAAGCCCCAACGTTGCGGTAACAACTTGAGGCCCGACCCACCCTACAGTGAGTGAATTAATTATGAATGCAAATAATGATGAAGGCAAGTTGATTAGCGGGAAAGAGGCGCTGATTGCTTTGGCGAATGGTGAGAAGATTCAGTGGGCAGTCGGTAATGGCCATTGGATTGACGGAACACATGAAAACACTATTGATTTATATTTGGATGAAGGTGGGGCTCACGGCTTCCGCATAAAACCCAAAACCATCTCAATAAATGGAATTAAAGTAAAAAAGCCCAAAGGAATTAACATTTTTAATGGCACTACAGTAAAGCTTTATTGTGAAACAACAGAACAAGCAAAGGAATTAAGAGATGCCCTCCGTCGAATTTTCGGAGGTGCTGTATGAACGCCAAACTCATTACCCTGCTTACAGCTTCGTTAATCACAGGCTGCAACTACGCCGATGCAAGTGGGCCTGCACAAGAAGTTGAAGTCTCTATAAATCAGGCTAAACCATTCGTTGCCCTTCAAGAGCTATCAGTTCAGGGCAAGCTTTACCCACATGAACACGAAGGCACGGAATCAATCGGCAAGGCAATCGTATGGCTAGAAGGTCAGGAGGATTGCTCACTACAAGTTGAGGTTCTGCAAGTCAATGAAGATGGTCAGCAATGGATTGAACTTGGGGAAATTCGATTTATCACCCCGGATGACCGCGATTTAGGTGCACCTGATTTTGAAGAAGGTATGACCAGCAAAATCGTTGCAGAGCTTACTACTGAATTTGAAGAACAGCTTGTTGTGATGAAGGAGGCGGTATGAGCCTAATCGAAAAATTTGGCGGCTATATGTCAGCTTATAACCACTCTAAACAAGTGAGCTTGCCTGAGTTAGACCGGGAACTTCTTGAGTATCGTCGTGCAAACAATCTTATAGCAGCTGGTGATCAGATTGTTATAGACAACAAGCCGGAGCTTTACACAGTACAAGCTGATGATATTGGCTCTCACTGGATTCATCTTGTATCTATTCGGCACGCAGATGATGCGGAAATTCAAAGTGGTGTGGTTTGCCAAGGAGCTGCTCAATGAAAATCAAAACCGCTTTTGCTGAGCAGTTCAGCACTCATGACTACGACCCTGATTTTGCAGCTCACTATTTTGGCCGCATCGAAATTCACTTAGACACGCAGTACATGCTGCTTGATGACTTGCACACCCAGCGCGTCACGCTATCCATTTTAGTGCTGCAGGACGGTACGGTGGATACAGACCAGGTGTGCACAGTTAAGACTTACCGTGGTCTGCCGGATGACTGTGTGTTTAACGATGAGTTTATCGCGATTGATGAATTGACCACAGCCCAGTTTGAATACTTCACGAATTTAGAAGAAGTGAAGCGTGAAATTGGATTGTTTGGGATGGAATTGGCACAGGTTGCTTAGGAGAAGAATATGAATGCACCGGTACAAACACACGCGCCAGCACTACCTGGCAACGCCCAAACCTCAGCACTGGTTTTAGATCCACAAGCAATGCAAAACATGGTCGCATTTGCTGACTTTATGTGTAAAGCAGTTATTACAGTGCCAAAGCACCTGCAGGGCAACTCGGGCGACTGTCTTGCAGTAACGATGCAAGCGATGCAGTGGGGTATGAATCCTTTCGCTGTAGCTCAAAAAACACATCTGGTCAGCGGTAATCTGGGCTATGAGGCTCAGCTGGTCAATGCAGTAATTATCTCTCGCGCCCCTATTGTTGGTCGACCAGATTATGAATGGTATGGGGATTGGTCGAAAGTGGTGGGCAAGACTTGCAAGGCGCATGATATTGGGGTGCGTGTATCTGTGGTGCTCAAAGGTGAGGATCGTCCGCGCATTCTTGACGTGTCTTTTGCTCAAGTCGGGGATGTTCGAAACTCTCCAAACTGGGCCAATGACCCACGCCAGCAGATTGCATATCTGGCGATTAAAAAAATGGCTCGACTGCACTTCCCTGACGTGATTCTAGGAGTATATACGGATGACGAGTTAGCCGACCATGCTAGCTTTACCTCTGCCGAACGAACAGTGACAAGCAGTGACCCTGACGGCTACCAAGCATTTGAAGATGAGCACCTCCCGCATTTTAAAAATGAAGCGCAGTACGGAACCAAGCGCCTGCAGGCCGCCTACTCTGCTCTACCAAGCAGCAATTTGAAAAATACATTCTGGTCGAATCATGCTGCAAGTCTAAAAGAAATCGCACAGTTTGCTGATCAGGCTTTGGCTCGCGAAGGAGAAACCTATGAACATTCTCCAGCGTAGTGATGACTGGCATTCTGAGCGTTGCGGCAAAGTAACTGCTAGTCGCATCAAGGATATAGATGCCAAGCCAGCCAAGGGCAAAGTGCTTAATTCATTAGGCTTAATCATTCTTTCCGAGCGTCTTACCGGCGTTCAGGAAGAAACTAAAACTACTCAGCTTATGCAATGGGGAATCGATCACGAGCCGCATGCAATCATAGCTTATGAAAACGGTACTGGAGAGTTTGTTACCGGCACTGGTCTGATTGATCACCCATCCATACCAATGTCAGGAGCATCACCGGATGGCCTGGTTGGCAAGCAGGGTCAGCTTGAAGTGAAGTGTCCAAACACGACTACGCATTTAAACACGTTGCTCAGTCGCAAAGTGCCAGATGAGCACATCCCACAAATTACATGGCAGTTGGCTTGCACAGAGCGCGAATGGTGTGACTTTGTGAGCTATGACCCTCGCCTGCCTGGGTATCTGCAACTCGTAGTTATTCGTGTGTTTGCAAAGGATTTGGATATTACCGGGCTTGAGCAAAGCGTGATTGCTTTTAACAAAACGATAGATGGGGCAATTGACCAGCTCACATTAAATCAGAAGTTAAAAGTCGCATAAACCTACTTTAATAAAAAAGTAGACCCGATTTTTAGCACAGTTATTTATTTTAATAAAAGATTGGTGATGAGAATGAGATCTAAAAAATTATGGTGTGTGGCTATTCGACCAGAAAGTGATAGCCCTTATGAACAATGGCCGGCTGCATCGAAAGAAATCGCTGAACGTGCAGTTGCTCGGTACAGAAAAATGAATCATGCCATATTCCATAGTGAAGTAATTGCTAACTCCTATGATGAGTATTTTCAAGTGCAGCAATGGCACGGTACACGTAGAGAGCATATTCGCAAAATGTTCTATACCGAGGAATGGCTTAGTCAAGCCATGTATCAATGTTTTGACTTACCAACAGCATGCAAAGTTTTTGAATATGGCGAGATTGTTACATGCTACAAAAAAGGCTCATCACCACTTACTACGT